CGACGAGAAGGCCGTGCGTGACCACAAGGTCAAGGTCGATAAGGAGATTCGGGACATCAAGTCCCATATCGGCATCGGCAGGAAGTCACGGGTCGAATCCGAACAGCAGTCCGTGGCCGACTACCTGTCCGACCTCCTCGCGAGAGCGAACGAGTTCGGGGTCCATCGCGACGAGCAGAACGCCAAGTCGCAGGACCTCTTCAACGAGCTCAAGAAGCTTGTCGGCTTGTACCGAAGGACGGATGAGGAGGAGCGCAAACATCTCAGTGTCGACCTTCCCGACATACTCGAATGGATAGAGAATGTCGCTATACCCGAATATGATGCTATCGACGACCACTTCCGAAAAAATCAAAAGCTGTGGATCAGGGATATTGGCTGATGGCCATTACAACGAAGCGGGACCTCTCTGAGGAAGAGTCGTATCTCGTCGCCATGATTCAGGACCATGCCGGGATCGACCTGGCCGAGTTCTGCTGGGAAGACCCGATGGCTATGAACGACGAGAAGATATTCCGCTGCTGGGACTTCCAGTACGCATGGTGGCGCGACAAGTCCACGTTTGTCATCGACCAGTGCGGACGTGCCATCGGGAAGACCCTTTCGATCATCCTGCGAGGCTGGGCGTTCGGCATTCAGCATCCAGGAGCGGAGATGGTCGTTACCGCACCCGAGCTCGTCCACCTCCAGCCTCTCACGTCCCGTATCGAGGACCGCATCAAGGAGACGCGCCTCACGAGAGAGCTGCTCCCGACAAGGACCGGCAAGGGTTTCAAGCATCGCCCTTTCCAGGTCGATTTCATGAACGGCGCGAAGATTCTCGGACGCATCCCCCAGAGGGACGGCAAGGGAGTGAAGGGCCTCCACCCCCTTCAACTAGAGCAGGACGAGTCACAGGACTTCCCGCAGGCAGGCTGGATCGAGCTTGTCGAGACGCTCCGGCACGGCGAGGAGGGCGCGCAGTGGCGTGCCCACGGCGTGTCGAAGGGTGTCCATGATGAGTTCTATCGCCATTCGCAGCCAGGGTCGGGGTGGTCCGTTCACCGGCTGACCGGTATGCACCGTCCTACATGGTCGGACCAGGAGCGCATCGACAAGATCGAGGCGTACGGGTCGAGGGACAGTGCCGACTACAAGCGGAACATCCTCGGTCTTCATGGTGACGCTACGAACCCACTGTTCGTGCTAAACCGCTTGATGGCAACAGTAGATGACAAGCTTGACTCCGAGTACAACGCTGACATCTACTACTACCGACGCATCAACGACGATCACCTCAACAACACCACTATCGACATGCTCATCGACTTCCCAGGCTCCCACAAGCAATGGAAGGAGACTTGGGTGGGGATGGACGTTGGCATGACGAATCACCCGTCCGAGATTCTCGTGTTCGGTGAGGAACCCATCGGTCGTGCGAAGGTCGCGCTCCGGCTCCTCACACGACTGAACCTTCAACGCATCACAGCGGCAGACCAGCGCAAAGTCGTCGCGATGATCTTTGACGCGTACAGTCCGAGGCGGTTCTCCATGGACCGCGGTGGGCTTGGCCTGCCTCTCTACCAGGACCTCCTTGCAGAGCAGCCCGAAGCCAAGGGCCGCATCATCGGCTACACAGCCGACCAGAAGCTCCTCGTCGGGTATCACGATCATGAGCCGGAGGACAACCCGAAGGATTTCGAGATTCATGCCCGTGCCAAGGAGTACGGATACGACAAGCTTCGCGAGTACGTCGACTCGAAGCGGTTCATTCTCCCCTGGGACCAGGAGTTCCTGGGCGAGTGGCAGGGGTCGACCTGGTATCGGGAACGGTCGGAGACGAACCCGTACGGGAAGAAGACGTTCAACCGTGGCCAGTTCCACACCCTGGACGCTGCCGCGATGATGATCGTGGGCAAGGAGCTGCTTACTCTCGACGCCCTGAAGTCGATGAGGACTAAGCACGAGGTAGTGCCTCTGATGTTCGCGTAGGTCGAGTAAGCTCTCCCTATGGTCAAACTTCAGGTGAAGGAAGAGACGGGCCTCCCCGTCGAACTGGTCGAAGTCGGGCGCGACGTGTCTCTCGAAGACGAGATCATGGCGATGGTCGTCACGCTTCGCAACCTCGAAGACGCCATGCCGGACGTAATCATGTCGACCTGCATGGGGTACATGGCCCGCTGCACGGAGATTCATCTACAGATCATCCGGGTCGAGGGGAACAATCGCAGATTGAAGACCTTCAGGGTCACACAGCTAGCGAAGGTTATGGAGCTCATCGAGTTCCAATTCAAGGGAGCATCTCGTCTCATCGAGGTGCGGAGACAAGAAGTGGAGCTGTCACGGTGAGCGATATGGATACGAACTATCACGAAGCGACCCTTGAGGGCGGCATCGTCGTTGTCTCCGAGGTCGACCCGGACGACGTCGAACTGTCTTCCGACATTCTCAGCAGGCTTCCCGACAAGGTCGGGCGTGCCCTGGCCTCCTGGGCTGAGGACACCTCTCCACGCACCAGGAACACTCGCGGGATGTTCAACCGCGACAGGTACGTGACTCCCGGGAAGGTTTTCGAGCAGATGGCGATGGCGTCAGACTCTCTCGATGACGACATCGTGGGGAACTTCGCGGATACATCCGAGGCTCTGGCCTTCCAGAAGGTGAGCTTCGAAGTTGCCGAGGACAAGGACCAGGAGAACGTCTGGGGCCAGATAGGTGAAGACCTCGACATCGACGGCTTCGTACGCCAGATGTGGCGCGAACTCATCGTCAACTCGCAGTGCTATCCGATCAGGTGGTGGGGCCGCAAGGAGTACAAGGTCAAAGGCAAGGGTGACGGTGGACGTGAACGCCGCAAGGTATACGACGTTGTGATGCCCGTAGCGTTGGGGTTCCTTGACCCGACACGCGTCGTCCCTGTGAGGGTCACACCGTTCGGCACCGCTGACCTCGCGTGGATTGCCACCGACGAGGAGATGGACAAGTACACCGGTGGTGGCGACATCAACGACATGTTCATCGAAGCGCTCTTCCTCGGTAAGTACGAAGCGACCGAGAAGGAGAAGTCCGACTTCACGAAAGAGGACGTTCCGGTCGACAACCTCATGCTCCTCAACCCCATGTACGTGTGGAGACACACCATGACGAAGTCGACGTACGAACGCTGGTCGAGAATCAGGTTCAAGTCGATCTTCCCGCTCCTCGACATGAAACACCAGCTGAGGGAGATGGACCGTGCCTTCCTGCTCGGTGGTGTCAACTTCATCGTCCTTGTGACGCGAGGTAGCGACCAACTACCGGCAGCCAGGCAGGAGATAAGCGACACGACGGCTCAGATCAGAGCACAGTCGAGGTCTCCCGTTATCGTCTCCGACCATCGCATCAACATCGAGATCATCACACCGGACCTGACGAACGTTCTCGACAAGGAGAACTGGGTCGTTCTTGACGAACGCATCCTCATGCGACTGTGGGGGACATTCCAGATTCCGTCCGAGACATCGAACCGTGAGACGAGTCTTACCTTGGGGCGTGTGATCGCTCGTGGTATGGCTAGTCGTCGGCACATGATGAAGCGCAGCATCGAGAAGCATCTCGTTGAGGCCGTGACCAACCATCCCCTCAACGATGAGTTCGACGCCGACTGCAGCATCGAGTTCGCACCACGCAGGATGGAGCTGGAGTTCGACCAGACGGTTGTGAACATGATCCAGTCGCTTCGTGACCGCGGTGACATCTCCCGCGAGACCATCCTCACCGAGTTCAACTTCGACCAGGAGCTTGAAGCATCGAGACGAGAGTACGAAGATGAACGGTGGGAGGACGTGTTCACACCGACGAACGTTCCGTTCGACTCTAAGGACGGTGCGACCCCTGACGGTTCTGGCCGAACCGGTGGTCGTCCTCCAGGCGAGAAGGACAAACCTAAAGACGAGGAGGAATGATGGACCCGTTCATCACTGAAGCCAACGGCAAGTTCTACGCGACAGCCAAGGCGTACATCGTCGATGGCGACAACCCGCCGCCGCGCGAGCTTGCATCCGAGTGGATGGGGGCGAAGACGAACGACAGCTTCCTCTGGATCGCCGGTCGTTATGTTCAGGCGAACGCCGTGAACAAGAACGGTCATTTCTGGACGACGGAGGACATGGCGTCGGGCGAATCAACGATTCGCCACACTCCCCTGAACGTTCTCCATCGCTGGGACCGACCGGTCGGAACGTTCGTTGAGACCAAGATCGTCCACCGTGAGGCCGCGGGCGAGACCTCCCTTCCCGAGATTCAGGCACTCGCCGTGTTGTGGGGTGCGAACTTCCCGAACGTTGCGAAGGCAGCAAGGGACGCACACGAAGCCGATCAGCTTTGGTATTCAATGGAATGTGTCGCTGAGAAGAAACAGTGCATGGTATGTGACGAGATATTCCCGTTCCGTGCTGAGGCCCATGAGACGTGTGAGCATCTTGCGAAGGCAGGGGCGCCGAGACGTTTCATCAATCCGACGTTCCTCGGCGGAGCACTCATCTTCCCTCCAGAGAAACCAGCATGGGGTGACGCCGACATCACTGAGGTGGCTCGTGAGCTGACGGAACAGTACGTCAACCGTGAGTCCGAGACGGATGTCCTGTCCTCCGGCGAGTGGCAGCGCCTCATGGACATCGCCATGTCGTCGTAAGAGTGCGCTCAACTGCATCTCGTTTGCGTCTATAGTTTCACGTGAAGGATGTGTATATGGGTGTGACAGGTCGAACTTTGCACGACGCCCTTCTGGAGATCAAACCAGAAGGAGTTGTCCATGATGAGTTCTGTCCATTCTGCACGGAAGCAGCCTCTGAACATGAGGAGGAGGACGTGACGGATCAGGCGATCTTTAACGAAGAGCAGCACGAGCAGCTCTTGGCGTCTGCCGTCGAGAAGGCGTTGGAAGAGGCTTCGGCCTTGACCGACAAAGAAATCCTTCGTCTGAACGAACAGCTCGAAGAGGCCGAGAAGGCGCTTACCGAGAAGGACACGGAACTTGCGAGTCTCCAGTCCACGATCACTGACCGCGAGGAAAGTGACCGTCTCGAAGCCCTGGCCGATGAGAGAGTTGAGTTGGTTCAGGCGGTGGCGAACTTCTCGGACGAGCAAGTAGACGCACGCAAGGCGTCCTGGGCGAAAATGGATGAAGATGCCTTCAGCGGCTATGTCGCTGACATCAAGGTGGCAGTCGCAGCGGTGGAGACACCAGACAGCGAAGATGCACCGAAGTCCAGTTTCGACGGGACACGAGTGACCGCAGGCGAAGAGGGAACGGAAACGGGAGCAGTCAAGAGCTTCCTGTCCGGTCTCACTTCGACGCAGTCTTAGAAGGAGGTGGACTAGATGGGTTCGAGCACGACAACCCGAAACTTCGGAGTGCGTCGTTTCACGAACTTGGTCCGCGAGGGACGGTTCCGTGGCCTAGCCAGCGGAACTGAGCTGCGTCTCGGTACGATGGTGGAGATTGATCCGAGTGATACGGATCGTATTCGCCAGGCTACCGCGACCGCAATCAGTGGTGGTGGCGACACTGCGACTGATTCCTGCGGCATCCTGTGGTACGAGCATGATTCGCAGACGTTCAATTCCCCACCGTTCGGTGGGGCTGCGGGCCAGCTTCCCCAGGACCTGGACACTGCCCCTAACGGGCGCATGGTTCAGGTGCTCAGCGGACCAGGTGTAAAGGTGTGGCTCCGTAACACGGACGTCAACACCACGGAACCGGGACTGACGTACGAAAATACACGAGCAGCCGTCACCATGGTTGACGGTCTCGGTACGGCAACCCCCACAGTCGAGGTTGGTGAACTTCTCGGTTGGAACACGTCGGGTTACTGGGCAGTGACGACCACTGCTTCGGAGGCTTTCCTCCGAGTGACCGCCGTGGATAACGACCTGAAGACCCTCGACGCAGTAATTCTTCGATAGGGAGGTGATCTAATTGTCTACAAGCACACAGGTGTTCAAGAAAGTCATTGACAACTACGGTCGTTCTCCCGAAGAACGAGCTGAAGCAGCCAAGTTGATGGATCAGGTCAACGAAGAGGCCGCGGCCAACTGGGAGAACCCGGAATGGCGGCGGGAGATGGCAGCGGTCCTTACGCAGTCCATCCTCGAAGGTTTCCAATTCGAGACCTTCTACGACCAGATCATCAGCGTCGACCGTGTCGGTTTCGATGACAGAGTCATCCTTGAAGAGGAGACAGGCCTGAAGGTCTTCTTCATCGCAAAGGGTGGACACATCGAGGCCAGCGCGATGGTCAGCGAGGCGATGGAGATTCCACGGGACACCCTGGGTTTCCACGTCTACGAGTTCGAGGACAAGATGCAGTCTGGCTTCGCTAAGAGCGCTGCCACTCTGCGTGGTCTTGCCGTGAAGCGTCTCGACTGGGGCGTCAACAAGCAGATCAAGGCCCTCATCGAAGCTGCCATCGGCTCCGGAAGCCCGTATTACGTCTCTGGTACCTCTGTGGACCAGGTGGCGCTCAATACGGCCATCCGTGAGGTTCGGGACGCATCCGAAACGGGCGTCATCACACTGTACGGACGGTCAACGATGGTTGACCAGATCGCCGACTTCACCGGCTTCGCCGATGAGGCACTCGAAGAAATTCGGATGCGTGGGCGGTTGGGCGTGTATCGCGGAGCATCCGTGGTCCAGGTCCGCAACTGGAAGGATGAGGACGGAACGTCCTTCATCCCCGCGAACGAGCTGTACGTCGTCGGTGACGACGCAGGCATGTTCGCCATGTACGGTGGACTGAAGTCCAAGGAATATGTCGAGCAGGACAACTGGTACTGGCACTACATCGGTCGCCAGGACTTTGGTGGAGTCCTCTCGCATCCCGAGCGCGTACGGCGCTTTGTCGATACGAGTATCATGCCTTAACAGGCGAGCAGCTAGCACGAAGCCCCCGGTTCTCCGGGGGCTTCGTCTATGCTTCACGTGACGGACGACAGGAGGAACGAATGTCCGGAAACGAAAGTACCGAGGTCTGGAAGAACACTGCAGCAGGTATGCGGTGGATGAAGGTCCTCGACAGGCAGGGTCGTGAAACAGGGAAGACCGTCATGGGTGGGCGCACGTTCACCGTTTCGACGTTCGACCGACAGGTGAATCAGGACGCTGCGGCGGAAGTAGGCCTCGACCAGTTTAGGAACGGCACGTTCGTGCTAATCAAGGGGTCTCAGGAAACGAACGAAGACGAGATCGAATCGTCCGATTCGCTTACCGACGCTGAGTTGGTGACCACGGTGCACGAGATTCTCGCCAAGAACATGACGGCCAAGCAGGCGATAGCGAAGGTCACTTCGCCCGTCACACTCGGACGACTGTTGGAGGCCCTCGTCGCTGAGGACGCACCGAAGTCGGCGATTGACACGGTGAAGGAGAGGAAGCAGAGCATCGAACCTGGTGCTGCTGTCGAACGTGTCGCCGTAGTGCCGAAGGTGAAGAAGGAAGTGCCGAAGAAGAAGGAAGTCGTGAAGACCTCACCGGAGGAGTAGCTCGTGGCAGAGTCGGCTGGTGGTTTCGAGACGATCGCAGCGATCAACACTGATTCGGTGAGGGAATCCCTTCGCCGCACGATGGTGATGGCGATGCCTTCCGAAGAGGATGACCAGCCGACGTTCTATTTCGAGCGTGACGCCGAATGGGATGAGCACGACCGTGAGGGTTCCCCGTGGGACTGGACGACCGCCCCGATTCTCGAAACACAACCGGCACCTTCCCAGGTCCTGTGCGCCTACGAGTTCTTCTCCCCGCTGGGGAGACAGGGCGCCTTCTACACGGAGGTCGGGGAGTTCAACCCCACGACCCTGGTGTTGACCATGTTCGAGGACGAGTTCGAAGAGGTCTACGGGTTCTCCCACGCAACGATCGGACCTTCAGATCAGAGCTGGTATTTCCGGTTCTGGAAGCCCGCCGTGGGCTTGAACGACCTCACCGTATATCAGGTTCAGTGTTCAGCGAGTGGTGGTGAGTGATGCTTGAAGGTGGCCTTCGTACGAGGATGATCCTGGAGTCGATACTGCGTGCCATTGAGGCCGACTTGACGACGCGCGGGTGGTTCTCTCCTGGGGAGTTCGCACCGATCACGATCATCGACGAATATCCTGACGACAATGACGAGGTGGCGATAAACACGATTGCGTTCTCGATTGGCGATTCGGCCACTATCCCCATGGAGCTTGGAGCCAAGTCCGAGGAGATCAGCTTTCCGATTTACGTCGACATGTTTGCTGAGTCGGACGGTCTTGGCCGACAGGTGGTGGGGGACGTGTATGGGTACGTCATGAAGAACCAGCGGTTCTCGATATATGACTATCGCGAGGCGACTCCGACCGAGGAGTTCGTTGTCCAGTACATGGACCGGTCTGCTGGTACAAGTAAGCCCGACAGGGCTGTGAACGCGTGGCAGAAGCATTGGTACGTCTGCGCGTTCGCTGTTGTGGATGAGAGGTCGAACGCATGAAAGGGAACAACTCAACGGTAGCGAACCTTGTCGCCGTGAGGGGGAACCGTACATCTGCAGCGATCCTCGGATGGCTTGAAGAGAACCTCTATGTGGAAGTTCCGCAGGTCAGCACCGAGATGCAGAAACGCATCCGTCAGATGATCCTTGACCAGGTCAACGCGTTCAAGGACTTGTCTATCGACATCGTGAAGTCCGAGTCGGCGGTCATCAACCAGGAATGGGTGGACAAGCTCGACGCTATCCACAACGAACTCAGGAGGCGCTGATGTCAGCGTTCCAGGCGTCCGGTGAGTTCCTGAGGATCAGGCCGAACGAGACGCTGGCCCAACTCCCAACGGCGCTGGCTCAGTCGGTGCCGAAGTTCCGTGAGAACCTCCACGCCGTGCACGCACAGTTCATTGGCCAGCTCGACAACAGGGCCGAGTCCATCTTCAATGCCAGCATCATCCGTCGAGGCGAGAGGGGTCAAGGCAAGGGCGGCACGCGTGACAGGCAGACCGGGAACTTCACGTTCGGAGGGAAGAGTTCTGCGTTCGTCGGTATATTGATGGAGAAAGGCTCCCGGGTCGGTTTCGGCTGGCCGGACATCGACCGGGCAGACGCTGCGACGAACCGAGTGTGGCGTGCGCTGGAGTTTGGCCTGTCGGGGAAGCGCCACCTGCCGAGCTCCAAGATAATTGACAGTTCGGTGTGGGCGGGTGGGATTCACGTACTTCCTAGAGCTTTCCATTTTGAGCCAGGGCAAGGGCCAGCTACAGACCGGCTGATCCCGACGGCGGGTGGTTATCGGCAGGCATCTCAGAGCCCGCAGAGGATCGCGCGTCGGAAGTCGTGGGGTGGGGAGAAGTCCACGCTCGGCATGACTATGGGTGAAGGGTTTGAGGGCAAGCACTTCATCGAGAACGCATGGATCGAGATGAAGGTTGGCGATGCGAGAAGGTACAGGCCTGTGGTGCAGAAATCGTTTGCGGCCTTCAGGTAAGTGTCCTGACACATAACGTTCACGTGATAGACTCGTTTCGAGCCTAGTTAGGAGACCACACATGGCCATCAAGGGTGGACAGATTCTCCACGTTTCTGGCGGTTTCGTCATCGACCGTATTCAGACCGGTGGCGTGTCAGGAATCAATGTCAACGAAGATCGACTCGAAGAGCTTGGTAACGTCGAAGCAGTCGGGACGATCAGAGATATCCCAGACTTGACGTTCGAGCTGGAGTCGTACGACACGACAACCGAACTTGAATCGCTACTCACGGGTGGTGACAACCTGGAGTCAGCCGGTACGGCGTTCAATCTTGCCGATTTCGTTCCGATCAATGTTCTGAGTCCGTTCAAGACTTCGGGCCTGTTCACGGTCGCGAGCGCAATCGCGATCCCGGAACTGTCCTTGGAGTCGATGTCGTATTCATTCTCGCTGAGTGACTCGGCGACGATGAGCGCGACGTTGCGGGGCGACTCAGTGTTCTACATCCCGGGTTCCGCCTTCGAGCAGCTCGAAGACGGTGACGACACGACGGTCCTGTTCACCTTCACGAACAGCCCGGCGTTCAAGTCAACGATCTCCGGTTCCGACTATTACGGCCTCTCGGTCTCGGTAGACGGTGAGCGGATGCGTCTTGGGACTGACTACACGAACACCGCGACCGGCGTCACGTTCATGGTTGCTCCTCCGTCTGGCACGGACAACATCAAGATCGTGTACGGTTCGGCAACGTCAACCGAGTACTTACAGGCGGTGCATGACACGACGAAGCCTGCGGGTGTGCGCGGTCGTGACATCTACGTGCGTCTCGGTGACGGTGCAGCGACTCCGACGTATACGGACTGGCTCGGCGTGCAGTCTGCGAACATCGACTGGCGCGTCACCCTGGAGCGTGACGAGGAGTTCGGCAACCCACAGGTGGTCGCTCAGGACTTCGACGTTCCAGAGACAACCGGTTCCATCTCGATGAAGCCGACCTCGGTGGCTGCCCTGTTCGGGCAGATTCAGTCTGTGGCTGGAGTCTCCGGTACCGACATTGCGAACGCAACTCAGGACCCACCGGAGCTTGAGGTCGAGATCAAGATCGCTGATCCAGCAGACGGCTCGACGCTCAAGACACTCATGGTGACGGATGCGAAGTTCACGCTCCCACCGTTGCAGGGCAGTGTTGGGTCGAAGCTCGAAGCGGACTTCGCGTTCACGTCGAGTTCTGGCGCACTCAGCGTCTACAAGGGTGACCCTGCCTAGGCCCTCCCCCGTCCTAGGCCCCTGAAGTAGGGAGGACTCCGGTCCTCCCTACTTTTGTGTGTACACTCCTTCACGTGAACGACTGGAGGAACGAATGGCAAAGAAGACACCACATCTCGAAGACCTCTTCAACAAGGGCAAGAGTGTCACCATCGAGGACTCTGAGGGGGTCGAGTACGAAATCTTTGTGCGGCGTCCCGGTCCAAATCAGCAACAGATAGCTCTCGATGCTGCCAACGCGAAGTTGGCCACGTACACGATCCAGTACGACAAGCGTGAGGGTCCGCGTTACGACTCGATAGCTCTCATGGTGAGGGCGCAGGAAGACAAAGACGAGCTCATCGACGAGATTCTCGAATACAACTCTGGCGATATCAGGCAGCAGGCGTATCACGAGGTTCTGTACGGTGACGAAGGCTCACAGTGGGATGGCGACGATGACTCTCGCAGCTACATCGACATTCTGAACGGCGTGTCGCTACGCATCGAAGAGATCGAGAAGTACAACGCCGACATCGACGAAGACGACCAGATTCTCCGTGAGGAGGACGCCGAGCTGATCGAGCTGTTGGGTTCGCAGGAAGAGTTCCAGGCGGAGGTCGCGACCCGCGAGACCGAACTGGCACTCCCGGCGCGTGAGAAGCATGTCAACAAGCCCATCGCTCAACTCCAGAACGAACTCATCAAAATCGGGATCGAGACCGAGGGGAAGCTCTACTGGTACGAGGAGTATCAGACGAAGCTTCTCTACTACGCCTGTCGCAAACCTGACGCTGTCCGTGAGCTGTACTTCAGTGAACCGTACGCCGTGATGGAGCTGCCCAACTACATCCGTGGCGAGCTGTACGCGGCATACGAGGAACTAGAGATGGGGAGCGAGGAGCTAAAAAACTCGCTCAGTCTCCCCAGTTCCTGAGCCTCGTACGGGCTGTCAGCGGAACTGGCGGAGGCTTTTCATCCTTCTGGGCGGACGGAATCGACGACGCACCGTGGGTTCTCGTTGTGGCCGTGAACACTGCCCTTCAGGTGATATCCTGGTTTGAGAACTTGCCGAGGAAAGAGCATCCGCCTCGCCACATCTGGTGGAGCGACCGGTTGCTAGACGTGTGGTTCACGAACGTTGAGGACGAGAGGAATGCGAAGACGGGCAAGCGTTCTTCGTATGACGATGCTGACGACGTTCCGATGATGTCCAACGAGCTAGCAGACGGGTTGCGACCTGATGGCCAGTAGCAAGTACGTACTCGAATTCGACGCCGAGACCCATGCCTTGATGGCGAAGGTCGACGCCATGGTGTTGAAGTTCAGGGAACTCGGCGGCGAGCTGCGCTTCATTGGCGACTCCAAGGGCATGTCGAAGCTGGCCAAGGAGCAGGCCATCTTCGAGAAGGGGATGCGGAACTCCGTCAACACTATCGCTGCGTTGAAGATGCGGCTCAAGGAGTTGACGAGGGCCAAAGAGGAGTACCTCAAGACAGGCGCGACTCGTGTCAGGGGTGGGGCCGGGAACCTCGTATCCGACTTGGCCGGACGTCAGCATGGCCCTGGGTTCACACCTATTGGCGGCACGGGCGCTGGGGCTAAGCGCAGTATCGACGAGATTGATCGCGCCCTACAGAGCGTAAACAAGGACTTGACGCTTGCCCGCAGCAACTTTCAGAGCCTGAACGCAGACCAGCTGAACATGGCCCAGGGCTTCGCCCAGGGGATTCCCGGTTACGACAAGATGTTGCGTTCCGCCCATGAGCGTGAGAACGTTGAGGCCCGAACGCAGCGGATGCTCAGCCAGAAGCCTGTCGAGGAGGCGGTCACAGCCCGGCAGTCTGCCCTGTCGACACGCATGGCCGAACTGCAGGATCAGAAAGCGGCGATCCAGCAGTCACTCCAGAATCAGATGCCGCACAAGATGCAGCGCGAGGTTCAAGACGCGGCGAGGGCGCGCACGGTTGAGGCGAATGCCCTCAAGCAGGCTGAGACGTCGATGGGCAAGATTCGTGACATCGGTGCCCAGATAGCGAGAACGAACGCCAAGGCTGGAGAGAAGTTCTTCAAGGGGGTGAAGGCCGGTGACGTCGAGGGGGTGCGTGCCGCTCTTGACAACGCGAAGGGTTTCGGCGGCAAGCGGGTCAGTGACCAGACTGCGAAGGCGACGGCTGAGCTCGACAAGTACACGAAAGCTATCCGTACGGCTTCCGAGGCGAGGGCTAAGGCTGAGCACGGCGAGAGTAAGGCGGCGAGTTACCGGCAGGGCGCCGGTGGTATCCCCGCTCTCAACGAACTCGACAGGGCGATATCGAAGACAAAGACGTTGATGAAACAGGCGTACGGTGACGACGCTGCCGCGCGCATGTTCCCCGATGTTGACAAGGACATGCTTGCCCTCCGCAAGCTCCAGCATCAAAGCGAGAAGACCGCTGCTCAGATGGCGAAGCACCAGGAGCGGCTGGCGAAGACCGGGAACGACTCGACGCGGACGGCGAGAGCCACCGGTGCACTCAACGCGAGGACGGCTGAGTACAACGGCCTCATCAAGCAACAGTCACAGCTTCTCGGGAAGATGGACAACTACATCGCTAAGGGTCAAGGCGCCATGCCAGCGACGCAGACACCGGCGCAGATGAAGCAAGCCATGATGGCCCAGATGAAGCCGTTGGCGAGGACGTTCACGAACGTCTTCTCCGACATGTCTCGTCGTTTCGTCATGACACTCCAGTTTGCTATCTCCTCGGCGATCCTGTTCGGGACGATGCGGATTGTCAAAGAGTTCATGCAGACTGCCATCGAAGTCGAGCGTGCGTTCAAAGACATCGAATCGGCCATGGAGTTCGATATACCGGCGCCGCGTGGGTCTGCTGCGTTCGACCTGCAAGTCGAGAAGACACGCCAGTCCGTACTGAAGCTGGCGAATGCCTACAACGTATTGCCGACTGACGCGAACAAGTCGGCGTATGTCATGATCGCTAGGTTCAAAGAGATCGACAACGCCCTGATGGCGACACGTGCACAGCTCCTTGCCGTGAAGGTGTCCACCATCGACCAGTCCGAGACGCTACGTGCCCTGACCGCGATGGCCGAAGGGTTCGCTGCCGCAGAGCTTGACATGAACGACGCCATGACCCTCAACGAGAGGCTCTTGAAGAGGGAAGCAACCTCAGCGAAGCTCTACATGCAAGCCCTCGACCTGGCCGTACACATCCAGCAGAAGTACGGCGTCGAAGTCGAGGACACACTCGAAGGTACCGCTCGTGCCACCGAGGTGTTCCGCCAAATGGGCTTCACGATGAACGAGACCGCGGCCATCGTCGCCGGGACCTCGCGTGAGTTGGGCCAGACGGGACAGCAGGCCGCTGAACGTCTCGTGCGTTCACTCGGCCAGTTGACCGACCCGAAGATTCGTGACGCCCTTCTCGACCTGGCTGCCGGTAGCTCGGAGTTCTCGTTGTCGATCAGCGACTTCGGGTCAGGCGCACAGGCATGGCGGACGATCACTGACCAGTTCCAGGCTCTTGAGAAGTCATCCCCGACCGTGGCGAGAGAGATTCTGCAGATCGTCGGTCAGCGTCGCGAGCTTGAAGCCGTCGCTGCGGCTCTTGGCACGTCGGACCTACAGAAAGACATCGTGGGTTCCGCGGGCGAGGCTGCTGGCGCCGCAGAGACCCGGTTCAGCTACCTGTCACGCACCGTGTCCGAGATGCTCCTGTCTATCAAGTCCGGCTTCCAGGAGTTGGCACAGAACTTCGAGCGTCTCGGCGGAGTGACGTCACTCAAACTCATCGTCAGCGGGTTCGACGCCATGACTGCGGCAGTCAACAACGTCCTGCGGGCCATTATCGACTTGAAGGAGTTCTTCAACGGGCTGTGGGCGCCGTTCGGTAAGGGTATCGGCAACTGGACCGTTCAGTTCCTTGCCCTCGGGTTGGCCATCACCGGCGTCGTGAGGGTCACACAGTCCCTTGCCCAGGCGTTCGCTGCCCTTACCGGCACGGCACTCTTCAAGAAGCTGGCGTTCAGCACCAGCATGGTCTGGGGCGCGTCTACCGCTACCGCAATCTCTGCCGGTACCGGTGCTGGGCTTGGGTCCAAGTTCGCCGGTACGGCGATGAGTGGCATGACCGGGATGGCCAGGATGAGTCCTGCCTATCTCGGGGCTGCCGCGATCGCCCAGGGTGCTGCGATGAAGTCTTTCACTCTCGGTCTTGCCAGGGCGATTCCGGTGTGGGGTTGGGTCATCGGTGGTATGGCCCTCATGTACTCCAGTATGAAGACCTTCAGTCGAAGGACAGAGGAGCTCGCTGATTCCCTCAGGGAGGGGAACAAGATCATCGGGGAGGGGATGCAGGCTGCTCGCCTCAAGATCGCCGAGGAGGGGTTGACCGGAATAGACGCTGACCTTCTCTTGGCGAAGGCACGTTACGAGTCGACTGCCGAGGCTGGCGGTGTTGCGGCGTCGGCGTCACCGGCTTTGCAGGCGTATCTAGGCGCGTTCCTTACCGACATCGTCAACTTGACGCGTGCAGCGAAGGACCCCAGCGCGATTGCGGGCGGTAGTGAGACGTGGCAGCTTGCTTATCAGCAGTACAACCCCGAGTCTGTCACCGGTTCTTCAGAGGCGCGCAAGAAGGCAGCCGAGGCAGCCGAGAAGGAGTATCTCAAGGTTCAGCGTCAGGCCATGCGCGAACAGGTCCATTCGATAGATTGGACCGATTACAGCGTCACCGACATTTCGCCAGACGACAGGCGAACTATTGGCCTCAAGCGAGGGGCTGGGTCAGCCGACATTTCGAGACTCGTCACCGACCTTGAGGATCAGGCTGCAGAAGCTCAGGGCGCCGGTGATATGGAGCTGGCGAGGGAGCTGACCAGGAAAGCTGAGGAGAAGTACACGCAGATACTTTCTGTGTTCGGGATTCTCCCCAAGCAGCTCTCGGACTCGGTGCAGAACCTTCAGAACGAGTTCGACGCTCTCGACACGGACTTCCAGCTCGGTAAGAAGACGAAGGGCAAGATCGCCATAGACCAGCGTCGCATCTCTGAGGGCATCAGGGCGATTGCCGAGCAGGGCAAGGACATCTTCAACGATGAGACGTACAAGGAGCTGATCCGCAGGGCGAACGACATGCTCGTGCAGTCCATGGCGACGCAGCTTGAAGACATGAACAACCGCATGGCTGCTGGTGCGAAGCCAGGCGAAGGCGACGCAGAGCGCATCAAGCGTGAAATTCTCATCATGAGGGCCAGCGGGAACCTGAAGCTTGCGGGCCAGGCTGGCATCGAGGCCCGCATACAGTTCAGGAACCTCCTCAGGGAGGAAGCCATCAACGACATGGCTCTGGCTTTGGCAATAGCCGAGCAGAACGTGGCTGAAGCTGTTGGTTGGGCGGAGACTCAGAGAGCCAAGGATGCCTTGAACGAGGCACAGCAGGCTGCTGCTGACCAGGCCCGCGAGTTCGGTGACGAGGCTGCCGCATCCAACATCGAGTCTGGGATTGCCGTTGACCAGAACGCCCGAAGACGCACCCAGTTCGGCGTCAACAAGCAGATTGCTGTTGCTGCCCAGCGGGCCAAGGGTCCGATTATGAACAGCATCAATAGCTTGAAGGCACAGCTCGTCGGCATCAGTATGGACATCGCTGGCGGATATCTGAATCCTGGCGAGCTTGCGTCGGCCCTCGTTCAGAAGAACGAACTGATAGCGCAGGTCGCGCAAGCCGAACAGGCAGAGATTCGCGCCTATGCGGAGTCGCAGATCAGTGTCCGCGATGCCATGAAGGCGAATCAGCTTGAGTTGACGATGTTGTCCCGCGAGCTGGCTTTGACAGCGAAGATATTCGGTCGGGGGTCAGTCGAGTGGTCGAACGTCAAGAAGGCCATGAACAACATGCAGGCTGCCCTGATGGATCAGGCTCTGGAGCTTGAGGACATTCAGCGGCGTCTCGGTTCTGACATCACAGACCCGTACATTCAGGCTTCCCTCGACCTGGTCGCTGCCTTGCAGTCACAGAAGGTTCCCGACATGGGTGACCTTGAGCAGGCTCGTGCCGACCTGGCAGTGAAGGAAGCACAGATGGCTGACGTTGCTGCGTTCTTCGACGACCGCCTCTTCACCCTCCAGTTCGACCTGGACCAGGGGACGATCACGGAGAGTCAGTACATCTCTGGGCTCAAGAAGCTTCTTGGTGAGGTGGATACGTCAACACGCCAGGGCAAGGAGCTGTGGCAGGAGATCAACGGCCTGATCGAAGGTATGACCGACGACCTGTCGGATATGCAGTTCAACATTCCTGGACAAATCAGGCTACCTACCCTGTTCGAGGTGCGAAGGTCGTTGACTGCGGACTCTCTGGGTGTGAACTATCAGGACAACCGACAGCAGGACATTGCTATCTACGTGAACAGTGACGTTGATATAGCGAAGGTGGCCAATGCTGTGAACGAGGGGCTTGGCGCTCAGGCAACCACTGCCAGTGCACGCTACGCTCCAGGGTCATCGACGTTGACGATGGGAGCCGTGTGATGGCACAGTGGAAACTGACCGACTATTCAACCGGTAGCGCAGTCGAGTATGTGTTCCCTGTCAACCCGAACGAGTTCGAACATCCCGGCAAGACCGCGACGGTCAAGAACGACCAGACTGTCGCTACGACAGGAAGCGTCGTGATGTTTATGGGAAGGCCCGCACTTCCTGAACTGCATTTCAGTGGCTCTATTCGTACCGAGCAGGCATACAACGACATGTCGGAGTGGATGAGTAAGTGGAACCCGATGGTGCTGACCGACGACCAGGGCAGTACGTGGACGGTGCTCATCAAGAAGTACACGCCGAAGAGGCTGAGGAAAGCGAACAATCAGTGGAGGTTCAACTACACGGTTGAGGCTTCCGTAGTGGAGTGACATGAGGAACGTACCTGGAGAGATGTGGTACACCTGGGAGCAGGGGCGCTTCGTAGGTGACAACAGGCCGATAACGAGAGCAACGATCTCGAAGACGAGCTTGGAGACGGTCGAAGGGGGGCATTTCCGCACACTCCTTTTCGGGTCTCGTGCCGACGAGTACGAGATTCCCACCATCAAGACGTGTACCGTCGATCGGCGTCTCGGGACCGATGCCGCATCTATGACGTTGACGTTCCTCAACGCTAGCCAGGTAGACGTTCACGAGAACCTTGACGAGTCCTACATCGAAGCCACAGGCGGGGATGCTGGCGGACCAACGAAACGTGAACTCATGGAGTTCGGCTCTCCTGGCGGGTTCACCTATCGGCGTGGTGTGGCCAACACGGGTGGCGGGGCACCGAACCCGTGGGCGCACGCCCCCGACCCGACCTGGGTCGACATGTTTCTCCCAAACAGGGTCATCAAGACGTTCCAGGGGTATGGGACCGACGGTGCTGGCTATCCGTGGAACGACACGAAGCTCGTACAGACCGGTGTGTGGCTGATCGACAAGGTCGATATGGGGGCGGACGGACTCATCACATTGACGTGTCGTGACACGGCGAAGCTTCTCATGGAGCAGCGTCTCTATCCGCCTATCGTCCCGCTGGAGTCAGACAAACTCGACTTCTGCGGGCCGTATGTGAAGACTACCTATGAGGACAGGTCGGAGGACACGACAGAGAAGACGCCCGAAGCTCTTGGCCCCAACGTCGCTGTCCAGTCGAACAGCAGGTACGACTCGTCGACCGCGTATTACAGCATCAGTGTGTATGGACATGTCACGGCTCATGCGTTCGATGATGACGAAACGACCTGGTGGGTGTCGATGAGGAACCATCTACCTTCTGCCGACTGGTCGTATGAGTGGGTTGATGGCGCCTGCAACCATGAGCCGGTTAGTCGTGTCCGGTTCAAGCCGTGGAAGGGTGGGTACACCTGCTACGTGGGTGTCAAGAACAACGGTGTGTGGCAGGGCACGGCGACCGTCCCATACAACCGGTACGCGAAGCCTGCCGCACCGAACGATTCGGACATCAAGTACGTCAAGAAGATCAACGTCCCTCCCGGCGAGGACTGGGTCACGGTCGACCTCGGAGAGATGTACAACTCTGTCGACTTTGTGCGGCTCGTCTTTACCGACTTGCAGGACTTCAGCGGAGTGTCGGGCAGGAGCGATGGGGATTATCGGGCAGGTGTCTACGAGCTTCAGGCGATGGCCTACACGGCAGCCTCTACGTCGACCACGACCGAAGAGTGGGTCGACGAGATCGTCACGAATCCTGACGGAAATGTGAGTGACTATACGGACATCATCAAGCTCTTCCTTGCCTGGTCGGGCTTCTACTGGCCGAAGGGGCGGATCAGCTCTGGCGATTCACAGATACAGCTCCTTAGTTCCAGCCTCGATTCAGACCCGCTGTTCCTTCGTGACGATTGGGGCGCTGAGGGCGGTCGTGTCTGGGGTGACTTTTTCGACAGCGGTGCCTATCCGATAGAACCGGCCTGTATTCCTGCCGAATATTGGGACAACAAGTCCGTTCAGGACGGCATCAATCAGATCAAAGAGATTCTCGGGTTCATCGGGTACGTCGACGCTACGGGTGGATATGTGTGGCGTCCGCCGAATATCTGGAAGACCGGGAACTTCGTATCCGGTCAGGGATATCGGGGTGTGACGTCTGTCCCGATCATCACGGAAGATAATGTCCTTCTCGACTTTGGTGTGAGCATCGACGATGCCGCGTTGAGGTCCGAGATCGTGGTCGTACAGAAGGACCCAGACCCCGAGGGTTCGATGATCTGGGGGTCGTTCGTACCCGACTGGGCAGCTGAGGGTATTCCGCAGACGGTGGAGGGGCAGAACATCGGTCAGGTGACGGATGTGTCGCTGTTGGCTGGACAGGTCAGGTCGATGCTCGTTGCTGATTATCCGTTCGGGCAGGACTTGAATGACGAAGAGAAGGCACGGGCTGAGGTCAACAAGTTCGCCTATCTCGTTGCGTTGTGGATTCACTGGTCTTACCGGAAGACGAAGTTCCGCATTCCGGGGATGCCAGCCCTCGAACCGGACGACCAGGTGCAGATTTTCGAACGCATCACGTCAGAGACATACATCCATTATCTGTTGGGTGTGAATTCTGTCATGGACATGGATGCCGGTACTTGGTACATGGACATCGACACGCATTGGCTGGGTAACGGGCCTGATGCCGAATGGCACGTTCAGGCGAACGACATGTCACCGACCTTGTTCGCCTATCTCGTGTCGGCTGGCCTGATCCCTGACCCGAGGGACCCAGACGTAGAGACTTCGTATCCGGACGACTGGTTCAAGTACGTCCCACCGACCCCCCCGAAGGACCTTCCGAGGGTTGCTGACGACTACGAATATCTGTTCCCTGACCTTCCCGCATGGGTGTGGCCCGAGTGGGACTGGGACGGCGAATCTGCTGCCCTTGATGACGGATGGGTCGAGCCCCCAGGTTCCGGGAGTGGCGGGTCGTCGGATGTGGGTACGGTGCTGAACTGTTCCAACGCCCATGCCTTCGAGTACTGGCCCGGTTCTGGTCCGAGAACGAAACATGCGATTCCTCCGAACTGTGGTGGCAGCTACCAGGCGAGCTACAAGTTCTTCGGGGCGAGCGGTTCGTGGAGCGACGCAACGGTTGACCGTCGAGCGTGGCAAGCCTTCAAGGCCTTGTGTCAGATCATGAGGGAAGAGGGCTATGTCGTGAAGACGGCGTCTGGATACAACTGCCGGTACGTGTCTGGCACGAAGACGTGGAGCAATCATGCTTGGGGCCTTGCTGTCGACATCAACTATCCGGACCTTGGGCGCAGAAGGACCACGAACTCGACTTTGTTGTCTGTGGCGAATCGTGTCATGGCCATTCGGGCGTATGGCAAGAACGGCAGGGCCGACATCCCGGTCTTTAAGTGGGGGCAGTACTTCTCGAACCCCGATCCTGCCCATTGGCAGGTGTGTTGCGGGCCTGAGGACATCGCCAGGGGTTTGAAGGTGCCGGGAATCTGGACGCCGATGTGACACATCTCGACCCCCTCAGTAGGGCGAAGCCACGGGAGCTGGATCGGAAGATGTGGGCCGACATCGACCGGCTCATGTACACCGTTCAGGCGAAGGGCAGGGGTGAGTACCTGTTCGAGGAGCCGATCTTCTTCGGCACGGCCTTCTCTTCTCCGCCGACGTTGTCGTATTCGTCGATCACCGAGGGGGCCGGTCCTGACGTCATCCCGTTCAACACGACCCCTCCACGCAACATCCGCAAGGACCTGGACATCTATCATCTGGGGAACCATTCCCACGGTACGAACAACACGATCCTTGACCCTGGTTTCGAGGTTCAGGGCCAGTTCATCCCGTTGATGGGTGACGAGGCGAGATACATCCCCGTCACGTCGGATTCGCCGAAGACGTGGGAGTATTTCGACTATAGCCTGGAGGGGTATGGGGAGGATGATTACATCGGCCCTCCAGGGGAGTATGAGTGGTGGCAGAATTGGCCGAACGTGATCCTGGGAGTGTGGGCACGTGAGGGGTACGAGTCGCAGAACTACGACGGATATCGTGAGCCAGAGTATGTGAACAGCTGGATTCAGACTTCCGAGTCGAGGGGCAGATGGTCCGTTACCGATGTCATGTCTCACGAATATGGGGTCGGTGCGCGCGGAAAGTATTCGGCGGAGTACACGTTCGTTGATGCCGGTTCCAGTAATTGGATGATCCCGCTGGGCTGGATGGCTAATTGGGTCGACAACCTCAGCGCCGACAATCCCGCTACGGCCCATTGGGGGTTTTTCTCTCTTGAGATGTGGGGCGGACAGAACATGCTGACGGGTGTGCCGCCGATGATGTCTGGGTGGAAGGGCACCGCCGCGGTGTGGTCCGATGACGACTGCGAGTTGGATGTGTGGAACTACAACTGGTGGGATTCGGAGGGGCTCGAAGGGACACCTCCGTGGTGGGACTATGCGCCGATGCCGTACTCGTATGACGACCCGAGACCTTTGGTGGACTCTGACGTTTGGTACGACTATTGGAACACCTACTACGACCCTCCGCGGTTTCGGGAGCAGTCCGATACGTGGGTGACGTGTCATCTCGGTAATGACGCGAGGGTGACGGTTCCCGTCAAGGGTGGGCAGTGGAACGACGTGTCGTTCTACCTGCCCCAAGCACAGAATCAGTGGCATACACCGTCCTGGCCACCAGGTCACGACCTGCATATTGGAGGTCCTGGCTGGATGTTCGAGACGTTCCGGTTCCGCATCAGTGACGGGAAACCAGGCCAGACCGTGCGTCTTGACAACGTCTATGTCTGGCCCGACTTGAAGAACATCTACGTCCCGATGGTGACCGTCGGTGTAGCCGAGTGGGTGCAGGACGAACAGGGTGCCTATATCGGGGCGAAGCTCTGGGTTAAGGTCGGCGAACCTTCAGAGAGTGGACGCTGATGGCCTATTGGAGATGGCCAGGTTCGAAACCTTGGATGCAGACCACTGTGGGGATGATGCAGACAGGCGACTGGGAAGAAGGCGGTGCCGTTGGGATCATGAAATATGACGACGGGACGCTGTGGTACTGGAACGGCGAGATGACCCATACCGCATATGACTATTGGCCGTGGTGGGTCGTCATCAACGAATACGTCCCTGGGGCGAAGGCATGGGAGCAGATCATGCCCGACTATTGGAGCGACGTGACGTACGGGGAGTGGGGCGCCGACGAGGGATATCTCCAAACCGGGGACACCGGCGAGCTGATTGACGGGACGCTCCTGGCCGACCATTGGCTCGTCGCTCATGACGGTGGGGACAAGTCGTACTGGTTCAGCATCATAGGTGACGCGAACGTACGGACAGCGGACCTCACTGTCTACATCATCAGCAAAGAGGCACGCACCTGGGAGTTGAAGATACTCCTAGATGACGACGCCAACCAGAGCCTTCACGGCCAGCCGGTCATCTGGAGCGGGTATGTGTGGTACGTCACGAAGGCATCCGTCTGGGACTCTGGGCTTGGGGCGTATGTTGGTAATGGCCGCTTGTACAGGATGGAGATGGAGTCCCCGTACACGGCTGTCCTTATCCAGGCGTTTCCTGTCGACTACCCAGCGGGTTACCTACTTGATATCAATCCCGACACCGGACTACCTGTTTATTTTGACAGTCCGTTTATCGGCAGTGGCGACCCTGCGATCGGTGTCGACGATGACGGATTCATGTATTTCATGAACGAGTCTGGATACGCGACGGGTTTGTGGCGTCTTCAACTTCCCAACGGAGGGTGGGAGGTCCTCTATTACGACTACAACGTCGATAGATACAATGGCACAGAGGGCGATGCTGGTATTCACAGCTACAACCTTCCAGGTCGCAAGGTCAACGACCGCTGGCACGGCCCTCTGCCTATCGGCATCTCTTTTCGTCCGAACTGGTGGTACTCAAAGATCGGCATTCGCGACGGATGGATGTATTGGGTTAACGACACCGCGGCGATGGCGATGCTTTCTTCTGGCTGGACGGGCGGCCATACGTGGTGTCGCATGAGGCTCTCCGACTTGAAGGACGGTCCCGTGAGGCACCAGCCAGAGGACCCGATCTTCGAAGTCATCTCAATGACGACCGGTGGTGAGGAGAGCTACTACAACTGGGACGACACGACCTATTGGGGTGGGGTTTATAAGAGTTGGGGTGGGTTCGGATGGCGTGACGGAATCGACTCGATCCACGCGTTCGTTGAGAACATGTGGTTCTTCGACGACGACGGGAGCATCGTCTATGTGCATCACGAATATCCCGACTTCTACATGGAGCCTGGCAGTTACAACCCGCCGTATATCCTGTCGCGCCTTTCTCCACCGCAGAGCCTCCCGATCACGTTCAACCTCGTGTTCGAGGGCGAAGAGATGAAAGGCTACGGCCATGTCCGTGAGGTACCTGCGAAGACGAGGATCGGGACTATCGAACTGTCAGGTGAATGATGGGGATCATCGACGGCATCCGCAAAGCCGAACTGAAGCGGGAGGTCGACCGGAGACAGTGGGCAAGTACCGTCACGACTGTCGTGTCGTATGAGACGGCAGGCAAGGGTGCGTTCATCACCGAACCGGTCATGTTCGGTACCCCTTACGCCGGTGCGCCGTTCTTCACGTTCGGCGTGGAGCTACATCCGGCGAACAGTCTTCTCGAAGGTGACTTTCCGTTCGTATCTGCGGGTGTGGGCGAGTGGGTCACACAGGACCCACCTGAGGACTACATGGAGAAGGGTCTGAAGCTCATACACACTGGAGCTATAGTTTGGCTCAACGTGAGTAGCCAGTACGGGTATCGCCTGATATTCCGGCTGACCTTCGAGGGAACAGCAATGAAGAACCCCCAGTATCTAGGTGGCAGCAATGGGTGATACACAGTATTTCAGTTTCACGAAGTTCGGCGCCGAGGGTCGCATCTCCGACCAGGCGTACAAGTTCTCTCTGCGCGACCGGGAGACGATAGATTCCCTCCTCTGGGCGCTCATCAATCACGACCATCGCCCTACTGCCGTGGCTGGGCTTGCGGGGCCGAGTAACCTCGAAGTCACGCAGGCAACCACTGGCGGGACGTTGCCCCCAGGCACGACCTTCTACTACAAGGTCGCTTTCCGTGACGCCGCGGGGAGCGAAACCGAGGCTTCGCCCGCCGTGTCGATCTCCACCCCGGCAGCTATCGCACCACCGCCTGTCGAATCATTGTCGTACGTGTCCACCGGGGGCCTGTTAGAGGCGGGCCTGTACCGGTACGCCCTTTCTTACTACCAGGACGCTGGTGGGGAGTCGAAGGCATCGAACTTCACAACCGTGAACGTGCTGTCCGGCACGTCAACGAACGTGAACACGATCACCCTGACTACCCCTCCGAACGACGCTGACGGGTGGAAGGTGTACCGCAAAGGTCCGAACGAGAGCGAATACAACTACCTGACGTCTGTCGCTGCCTCAGCTACCCCGCCGACCTCATGGGACGACGACGGTTCTATCACGTCGGATTGTACGAAGCATCGCCCTACGGCGAACACGACGAATGCCGAGAACAAGGCGACACTCACTTTGAGTGACGATGACCTGCCGTTGGACAGTCGGGTCGTGTCGTGGCGTGTGTATCGCACCACTACTGCTGGTGTGTTCGGTGGGTCTTCTCTCCTGAAGACGGTGGTCGAGACCACCACGGAGGGTGGCACGGACGTGGTGACGGTCACGACAGACACGGGTAGCGGTACGGTCACCGGTTCGCCGTTGGCTGCGTCGACCACGCCGCCACCTATTCCACAGATCGACGCGGGTGATTCGTTCGACCTGTCCGGCGGACGTCTCCCGGCGGAACTCGCACCGCTCGCTGTCCACCAGTTCCACACGCTGGCCCCGGGAACACTCGCGGCGCAGACATACAACCAGTTCTTCATCCCTGAGGACATGCCTATCGAGCGGATTGACGGGTTCTTCCTCACAGCACCGACCGGGCTGGACTCGTCGAATTATCTCACCGTTCGTGTGAAGGATGACGCGACACAGAACGAGGTCCAGTCGATCTGGAACAACGCGGAGGCCGCGGATGAGATTCAGTACGTGTCGAACAACGCGACCGCTGGGACGTTCACGCTCTCTGACGGTACGGACACGACCGACCCGATCGAATACGATTCGCTGTCTACGAACATCAAGGGCAGGCTTGAGACCGACATCGCTGCGATCACAACCGTCACGGTGCAGGGTTCCGGCACGACCGGCGACCAGTGGGTCATTATCTTCGACGATCCTGGCGGCGCGCCGTTCGGTGCGTTGACCGCGGATGATTCGAACCTGATCGGCGGTGTTTCCACCGTCCAGGTCGCTACGCCAGGTGCTTCTGCGGGTACCTTCACCCTCACGTTCGACCAGGGCGAAGCTACGCCCCCTACAACGGGCGCAATCGCCTACGACGCTCCAGGACCCTCGCTTGCCACTCCGGACGGCTCTAGCGTCGAAGAGAAGCTCGAAGCCTTGTCGAACATCACCGCGGTTGCGGTCACCGGAGTAGGCACAGAAGCCGACCCTTGGCTCGTCGAGTTCGAGGACCCTGGCGACGAAGACGTGTGGATGATAATCGCCGACAACTCGAACCTCAACGGCTCCGTCTACGTGGAAGAGGAGACGAAAGGCTACGGGAACACGACCCTCGATTTCGTCATCAACGAGAACCAGCAGTACCACTACTGGCAGTCACCGTTGACTGACGGTTCAGACGATGAGCAGGAGGCTGAGGATTCACCAGCTACTGGCGGGGTGGAGGTTTCTGACGCTCTTGCCTTGAACGACCTGGCCATGGAGCTCGACGCTCAGTACGAGGACAACACCTGGAATCTGGGCACTCTGGACCCTGGCAGTTACGTGTTCAAGTTCTGGGTGGCGATGACGGAGACGGGCGTCACGTTCGACCTTCACGTGAAGGACATGAATCTGGCGACTCCGGCAGATGTTGCCTCCCTGTCCGTTTCCGACGACGTGCTCCTGTATCTTCCCGCCTACGAGGTCCGCTACACGGCGGACGGTACAGAAGACTTCCAGGTTGAGGTCGAGAAGACAGACTCCGGCACCGGGAAGGTGCGTGTCGACAAGTACGCCTACGAGGCTGACCTCCCGACCCTCCACCAGGGCGGGACGGGCACGATTGAGGTGTTGGTGACGGGTTCACCTACGACGAACGGCGACGACCTTCAGCTGAACGTGTGGTACTAGATGCCGAACTTTTCGAACACCGCACCCGAATCTGCCCTTGATGGGGCGATAGATGACTCAGTCACGTCACTTGACGTGACCGCGGGGGACGGGACTGACTTTCCTGCTGCTGAGTTCAATATCAGGATCAGAGACTCTGGGGGTACGAAGGTGCCCGAGGTCCTTCGTGTGACGGTTAAGGCGACCGACACGTTCACGGTGACGCGGGGTTACGACAACACCACCGCACAGTCGTGGTCGGATGGGGACATCGTTGAGCATGTCGTCATCGCAGAGGACATGGACAGGGCGTGGAGTAGTTCGCCTAACCATCCAACCCCGATAGGCGGGTCGGTCAGTCGGGGCACTCTTGCGATTTCTGGCACCACCAATGTGGCCATCGCGTTCACTACCGAAATACGCGATGATGGTGGTGTCGTCGATCTCGCGTCAAATGATACGAGGCTCACGGTTCCGTTCAGTGGCTGGTATGCCGTTACCGGCTTTATCGACTATCCGGCTAGCTCCAAGACGAGGTATTTGAACGTTCGTGTGAACGGAACGGACTGGCCTGCCCAACAGTCAGCCAACATGTCCGACGCCAGGATAAGCATTGCCTACGTTGGGTATTTCGATGCTGACGATTATGTCGAATTGGTGACGTGGGTTTCAACGGGAGAGACGATCGACTCGGCGAACTTCTCGATATCGGCGATGGGTGGGAGTGGATACGCCGACACCTGGCTCGACGCCCTGTTCACGCGACCGTCTGACGAGACGGTGCACACCGACGACCAGGAGTTCAACGGGACGATTGGGGGGACGGCTCAGGACGCTAGTGGCACGATTACATGGACACAGAGTCGTGGCATCCTGTCGGCAGCGTATGAAGATACCTCGCCTGGTTCGTCGCCATGTCGTCTATACGCTCTCACCCCGACCACCTTCCCCGTGACGATAGAAACGGCGATACGGACCATTGGTGAGGATGGGAAATATCCGCTCGGCGGCATATGCCTTACTGATGGAACAGCAACTTCGGCCAATTTGGTTGGCTGTGCCTATGTGGCAGCGACCTTCGATGCAAGCATGTATTCAGGGACAATCGCTTCGTCGTCATCGACAACGAACGACATTGTTGAGTCGCCGGTTTCTTTACTCATCTACATGAGGCTCATCTGGACGGCAACGAACACGTTCGAGGCAACGTGGTCAATAGACGGTGTTTCGTGGAGCAAGTTCGCTACGACATCAACATCAAAGACGATAACGCCCACGCACTTCGGCGCGTTCATCGGTGGTATGGACACGGCAACAAGCGTTGCTATCACATCGTTCGAGTATCTCCGTGTCACCGAATCGGACTTGTCGGCATGAGTTACAACTATTCCAATCTTGCCCTCGCGACGACACTCAACGGTGACATCACCGACGCCGCTACGTCCCTTGTGGTGGTGAGTGCAGCAGGCTATCCCGTCGTGCCGTTCAAGATCAGGATCGACACGGAGATAATCGTCGTCGGCGCCAAGTCCGGTGTCACCTTCTCCAGTCTCGAAAGGGGACACGAGGGCACACCCCAGTCGGCACACAGCGACACTGACGAGGTCAGGCATGTTGTCACGGCGGAGGACATACCGACCTTTCCCGGTTCGTGGCTGTCGGCCATGTTCGCCAGACCCGAGGCTTCACATGAAGATGACGACGATTTCAATGACGGGGTGATCGACGCCTCCTGGACTCAGCGGACCCCTACAGGCACGGCTGAATGGGCAGAGGGGCTCGATGTCATGTCTGTGAAGACATGGAGTCAGTCGGGTGGCGACCCTGCCGTCATCATCAAGCCCATGACTGGGGCGACGACATATCCGATTACGATAGAGACAGCGATGAGAGCAATGTCGAGGGACGTGGCGTACCTCATGGCTGGGATAATCTTCGCGGACGGAACCTCGGGTGCGTCGAAATGTGTCGTGTCGATGCCTTACTGGTCGTCTGCCGAGAACTGGATCATGTCGTTTCGTGAGGGAACGCTTGACGGTATCGGCTCTACCTACACGAACATTCCCATGAACGAGGGACCCCAACCGTGGCCGTGGCTGTATCAGAGGCTCGTGTGGAAAGACGCGAACCGCTTCACATACGGGTGGTCGATTGATGGGGTCACATACGACTGGGCACTGACTGGTGCTGGGTGGAGTGTTACGACGACACCGACACATTACGGACTGTGGGTGTCCTCTTGGGGAACCTCAACACGGGGGATGGCCTCGTACGAGTACTTCCGTGTGACAGAATCAGACCTATCGCTTTAGGAGTGACATGGCCATCTCAGCAACAGACATCCTCTTCAAGTATTCGGTGAAGACCGGCTCTGCGGGGAACAGCACAGCCGGTACTGCTGACGGGTCTTTGGGTAAGTACATCTCTACGACCGCGATCACCACGTCGACGCTCAACAACCTTTTCGACGACGTGACCGGTGACGAGAACGCTGCTTCTGACGTGGAGTACCGGTGCTTCTTCATCCACAACGCACACGCTACTCTGACGTTGAAGAACACGGTCATCTGGCTGTCCGCCGAGGTGGCCGGTGGGGCAGACACGGCCATCTCCGTCGACACGACTGTAGCTTCGGCCATCGGTGACGCTTCCGCCCAAGCCAAGGAGGTTGCCGACGAGTCAACGGCTCCGGCGACACAGACGTTCTCGGCGCCGACGACGAAAGGCACAGGCTTGGACGTTGGTGACATAGCGTCAGGGTATTGCAGGGCAGTGTGGGTTGAGAGGACAGCGACAGATTCCGCAGCGCTCTCCGATGACGGAGTGACGTTGCGGGTAGAGGGTGACACGGAGGCGTAATGCCAGCGGTAGTTGCAGCATCAGAAACAGAGGCAGCCGTATCGACGACTGTCTTCTCCGCCGTGGGAGTCCTGGTTGCTGCCGAGGTTGAGGCTGTCCTTGCGGTTACAGCAGCGACGTTCAGGCGAACGTTGTCTGAGGTCATCTCTGACGGGGACCCCACTCACGACACCGACCACGAGGCTTTGGCCCAGCTTCACAACCAGTTCGATCTTCGGGCGACACCCAACAGTGGCGACGCCCTCCTGTGGGACGGCGACTCGTACTCCCCAGCCAGCACAGAGTCACCGTACGTGGGGACATGGCTCGACGCCCTCTTCGTGCGTCCAGGCACCGTTCACGCGAACGATGATGAGTTCGTAGGAACCACCATCGACCCAGTGTGGACGGAGACGCTGATTACTGGCACGACTGTGTGGGTGCAGGGCCTCGGGCGTCTCTCTGCGACGTTCGACTCGAATGGTAACGATGCCCTGTCGACGATCCTGAAGCCGTTATCGACAACGTATCCGATCACGATAGAGACCGCGATACAGACGTATCCGATGAACGGATACTTCCATGCCGGTTTGTGTATGTCTGAAGGCATTGGCAGTTCGGCGAAGTCGATTACTGTCGTGACGCGTCATGACTCGTACGACAATCCGTACTTGTACTTCATGGAAGGCACGTTGGGGGATTACAACTCTGGCGGCACGCAGTCTGTTACTCCGAACGAACAGCCCCACCCATATGGGTTCTTGTACTTGCGGCTCGTGTGGACCGGGGCGAATACGTTCAAGTTTCTTGTCTCTCACGACGCCGTGTCGTGGGTCGACTATTTCTCAGAAGAGTCGGCGACGATGACTCCGACCCATTTCGGGATGGCCGTGACGGCGAACAACTCATATACACAGATGGCCTCGTTCGAATACGTTCGTGTGACGGAAGCCGACCTGTCCTAAAGGGGGATTCGTGACATTCCCATTCAGGATTCCCAGGCCGTTCATCCCGAGTTCGGGTAGCTCAGACCAGTCGATCGGCGTCGAAGCTGTCACCGAAACTGAGGCTGCAGTAGTCGTCGGTGTGGTCGGGGCACAGTCTGTCAGTGTCACAGTGTCTGCCGAGGTCGAAACTGCAGTAGCCGCTTCTCCTCTTGGCTCTCAAATTATCGGTGTCACCGCATCTGCCGAAGTTGAGGCTGTTGGCGTCGTAACGGCTGACGTTCAAGTGAACGTTGGTGTAGTAAGTGAGTCCGAGGTGGCGACTGTTGTCCCCACCGTGAAGCTCGTGACCATCGCGGTTTCGTCGGAGACAGAGCAGGTAAGGGCTGTCGGCATTGTCTTGACTGTTGGTGTCACATCTGAGGTGGAGACTGTCGAGCCTGCGGTCCACGGGCTGGCGTACGACGTTGATGCTGTGTCCGAAACCGAGCAGGTTCCGTCAATTATCAACGTCTACCTGTCTGTCGGGGTGGCGTCCGAGGTCGAGACGGTCTTGCAGTTGGCACTCAACCTCGAAAAGACGGTCGAGACTGCGGGGGAGACGGAAGCATCCCTAATCGCAGGCATGGCTCTCGGGGTTCAGCCTTCGCCTGAAGGTGAGCAGGCAGGCTCCGTCCCACCCGGTGTCGGGCAAGGCATTAGCGCAGCGGCAGAGTGCGAGACGGTACAGACAGTCACGGTATTCCAGGCACCTGTTGTGGCTGTCGGGGCAGCAGCAGAAACAGAAACTGCCGCTGGCATCACCTACAACACCCTTATTACAGTCGCTGTCGCGACCGAAACAGAGACGGCAACACTTGTCACAGTCCCGCAGCCTGTCACCGTCGG